TCAGAAGCAACCGAAGCGGGCATTCATATTGCAACCGTTTCCGTTGAATGCGTTTACCGGGCCGACAGCGTTTCACCTACCACAATTGCGGGCTAACCCCCAAGGACTAAAACAATGGCAGCGATTTCAGGTTTCGGAACTACGATTTCTTTTGATAGCGTCAATATCGGCGAGGTGATTAGCCTTAGCGCCGATGGCATGAAGTTGTCTACCATTGACGTTACGAACATTACGCAGCGCCACCGCGTTTTCGTGCCTGGCATTATCGACAGCGGCACTATCGGCGTCGAAGTTAACTACGACGATACGCCTAGCAGCGGACAGGTGAACATGATTAAGCAAATGGACATTACCGCCGCTACGCCAGCGACGGCGCCGGCCGCTAAGGCAATTGTGTTCACCTGCGGCAACGCCAATAACAAGGGCTTTACGCTGAGCGGAAACGCAATTGTTACCGACTTCTCTACCAAGATTGGCATTGATTCGGCCGTTACCGCATCGTTTAATCTGAAGTGGACCGGCGCCGTTACCTTTGCGGACGTTGCCTAATGAGCGACCTTAAGACCCGTTTTTTAGCGCTTAAGGCTTCCGTTCCTACCGAGGTAGTGGACGTGCCTGGCGTTGGTCCTATTACGATTCGCGGCATGACGGCAGCGGGCCGCGACGAATGGGAGCAACGGATTTTCCACGCTCAGGGCAAGACGCTGCGGAACATTCGCGCAACCATGATTACGCTTTGCGCCTATGACGGCGATAGCCCGCTATTTACGGCAAAGGACTTAGACGCTATCGGCGAGTTGCCGGCTAGCGTGGTGGATAGTCTTTATGACGTTGCCGCCAGGCTTAGCGGTATGGGCCAATCCGCGAAGGAAACAGCCGAGGGAAATTCCGACAGCGGCCGCTAAGGAAGTTTCTTTTTCGTCTTGCCCTAGCGCTTGGCCGCACCGTACAGGAATTAGGCGAAACCATGACGGCACAAGAGTTAACGGAATGGATTGCCTATGACGCGCTAGAACCCATTGGGGAACAGCGTGCAGACCTTCGGGCCGGCATCGTTGCCGCAACCGTTGCCAATTGCCACCGGGCTAAAGGCGATCCGTTCAAGCCATCGGATTTTATGCCGTTCCTGGACAAGCCAAAGCAGACGCCGGCGGACGTGCTGGCAGCGCTTCGGGCGCAATATAAAAGGGGCTAGCCCGTGGCAAACATTGCCAATTTTCGTACAACCATTGCGCTACAAACCGCCGAGTATTTGGCGGGATGGGAACAGGTAAAGGCGGCAACCACAAAGGGCGCCAGCGCTACCGAAACGATTCTAGAGAAATCGGGCCGATCCTTTAGCCGCGCGTTGGGCAAGGGCATTGTTGGCATTGCCGGCGTCCAAGGCATTTCGACGGTCCTTAGCAGCGTCGAAAAGTTTACGGAAAACATTGGCGCCAACGGATCGAAGGCGGAAGCCGTCATTAACGGCATCGGCCAAGGCATTATCGACATTGTTAAAAGCCTTCCGTTGCTTGGACAGGGCTACCAAATCTTCGAAAACTTGGCATCGGCTAGCGCAAAGGCGCAAGAGAAAGCCGCGCAGGGTGCAAGGGACGCGTTTAAAACGCTTTCAGGCGTTGAGGCTACGCCGCGCGGAACGTTTATTAACCAATCCGGCGGCGTCGAAGAATACCTAAAGATGAGCGACGCCCAACGGCAGATTGGGGAACTTACCGTTGCAAATCAGGAACGGCAGAACGCGCTACGAAAGCAATATTTCGAAACCGAAAAACGGATTATTGAGACTGGCACCGTAGTTTTCGACCAAAGCGGTAAGGCTATGGATAGGCAAGCCAGGCTTGCACAATTCACGGAAACCGAAGCAGCGCTTCGGGCCGAGTATGACGCCCAAGTCCGTCTCATTCAGGCGGCAGAAGAAAAGACGAACGCCGCAAAGCAGCAAGCCGAAGCCGAAAAGGAAACCGCGCGCATCCTTAAAGAGCAAAAGGATATTGCCGATGCCGCCGCTAGCCGTGCCCAAGACCGACGCAACGCCGAATTGGATTACAACCAAGAGCAAATAGATTTCCTCACGAATCTGCAAGACGCCCTGGACCAACAGACGATGACGGAGGAGGAACTATTCCGCAAGAAAATCGCCAACGCGGACCTTAGCGACGAAACTACCGCTAAGGCTTGGGAATTGTTCCGCGCTATTCAGGCAACCAAGGGCGCAGCGGAAAACCCCGTCGCGGCTATGTCTAACGTTGAAAACATTTCAACGGCGGTAGGCGGGGTTAAGATGGCTGGTATGACCACGGGTCTAGACAAGTTGGCAAAGCCCGCGCAAGCGACGGCAATTAATACCGCAAAGGTTGCGGAGAACACGGGCCGCATGGCAAATGCGGCGGCGGCACCATAAATGGCTATCCAAATCGCATTACATACCGACGGAGGCGTTAACATTACATTCGACCGCGGCAAGTTTGCGGGAACCGCAACCTATCGCATTTGGGATGATGCCGGCGCCGCGCTAACGATTCAAGACGTGCTTTCTTCTAGCACCGTCCAGGCGAAGGTTTACAGTACCTATGACCGCGGAAGCGCTGCGGACGGTTGCCTAACGGAGTTGGGTGCCTACCTTACCGCCAGGTGCCGACAGGTTTCCGTGGATTACAAACAAGCGGACGCCGGCGGGCAAGTTTGGGAAGCCGTTGTAGTTTTGGATAGCGCCGTCGGCCAGCAATCCGGTACGGAAATCGACGCCAAGAATGAGAACCAAAGCGGCTTTACAGCGCTGGAAGCAAGCCTTGAAGCGCAGTCCGTGGACATTTGGCGTACGGATGGAGCCACGGCAATTACGTTCCCGAGCGGTAGCAATATCGACAATCCAACAGAAGTAGATATCGGCGGCGAAAAGGTGGATAGCGGCGGCGAACCTATTACGGGGTTCGTGAACGTCGCCCGTATCACGGTGCGTAACGTGGTGCTTGGCCGTCCGAGCGTGCCGCTGACGTTCCTAAATAAGCGCAATAGCGATAGCGTTACGCTAGGGCCGTACACGTTTGCGGCGCGCACCCTGCTATTTACTGGTTGCAGCATTTCGCGCGTGGGCGCTGGCACCTACGAACAAACGTGGGAATTCGCGTGGGACAACGGATACCATCTGCGCCAGGTCGCTGGCAAGTTGCCTAACGGCGAAGTGAAGGCCAGCGCCAAGGCGGATACCTGCACGGGCACGCCGACGGAGCCGAGCGGCGCCGGCGCAACGTACGCGCGTTGTGTGTACTGGAAGCAACCATTCCCCAAAACCGCGGCGTTCGGCGCAGCGTGCGTAAACCTTGGGGTTTACCTCATCTAATGCCGCGCGTTAACGGCAATACTAAGCAGCGGCTAGGCCCGTGGTCGCCGGCCATGATTAGGCAAATTGCCGACGCCGTAAATAGCATTACGGACGGGCCGTCTACTAGCGTTGGCAGTAATAAAACCTACGTGCTTTTTCTTGCCCGCATTACTGGCGCAACGCTGAGGACGGCAAAGACCAAGGCTTGGCTATACGATTGGGAAGAAATCGTAGTAAGCGACGATGGCACCTACGTTACGTCCGCTACCTACCGCAAGAAATCAAGCCTTGTTACCACGTACGGCAAGGCGATTAACGGTAACGAGGGACCGCAAACCATTGGTTCGGAAGCCATTCTTGGGCCTGGCGTAACGGCGGTTTATGTCCCGACGGGCTTTTCCTACAACGCCATTGCGAATAATACCGTAGTGCTTATGCACGCCCTAACCCGTACCAATGGGCAACCGTTGTATTTTTTCAACGCTACGAATCCAATCGACGGCCAATGCCCCGCGTTTACTGGTGGAGGCGAAGAAGGCGGAGGGGAACAGGAAATCTAATGAGTCTTTACCAGCAACCAGCAAAGCAGCAGACGCAAGGGTTAGCGTTGGCTATTCAGGTTTTCCAATTGGCGGTTCTGATGATTGGCGTAGCCGGCGTTTTCGTTACGTTGGGCCGCAAGGACGCCATTTTAGATAGGCAAGATAGGGACATTACGGAACTTAGGGCCATTGCTTCGGACCTGGTTAAATCCCAAGTCTTGGGGGCCGCTAACGATTCCAAGCATGGGGAATCCTTGCAAGCCGTTGCCGTTCGCCTAGACAGGTTGGAGGCGCGCCGGTGATTCGGATAGCCGCCATGCTGCTACTAATCGCCCTAGCGGCTTGTAGCCCGTCTAGGGCCATTGCAGTAGCCGCTACAGACGTGGCGGATAGGGCGGCGGAAATCCACCGGCTAGCGAATGAAATCGGCACCATTTCCACCGAGCCGGAGGTATGCGCTATGGCCGCCGATATCGCAATTCAGGCTACGGCTATTAACCATGCCGCCGGCAGTATCCATAACGCGCTACCTGGCGTGGTGGATTCGGTGCCGTTTTGGGCGGTCCTAATCAAGTACGGGCTTGTGCTTGGCGTGGTGCTTGCCGTGGTTGTGCTTGTATGGCAGACCGGGCTAGGCATTGCGTTACGTGCATTCTTCGGGCTTATCCCCAAGCGCGTGCGCGCGGAAGCGGAACTAGCGGCCGCTACAATCGACCCGGCGCACAAGGAAAGCGCTAGGGAATGGGTTTCGGCTAGGCGGATTGCCGACCCCCTTTTCGACAAGGCATACCGCCAGCAACAAAAAGGAACCGTAGACGATGATCGACGCTAATTTTTCGGCCTGGTTGGGTTCGGTTTGGTTTGCGTGCTTTACCGCGTTTGCCGGCTACATTGCCGGCCACGTTTTCCCGGTTAGCCGCGTGGCGGATTTGTTCAAGCGCAAGGGTTAACCATGTCGCTAATGGCGGCTAGTTCCTGCTGCTGCGGGGTGGAATGTACGTGCCCCGTTGAAACCGATTTACCTAGTTCGGTATTGGTAACTATTACGGCTACTGGTTGTGAAGGTACGGTAGCCGTTTTAACTTGCGTTGCACAATTGAACGCTAGCGCACCTTGCGAAATTGGCGTTTGCTTGTGTCCTAAGTATTCGTTCACGGCACGTACCGAAACCCCGAATTGCGGAGGCGCCGTCATATGCAATATGCAAGCGGAAACTTTTGACTATTGCGGAGGCGGTTCGGGAACCGGAATGGGTGAAGCGTTTATTGGGGTTTCTTCTCTTGCCATCGGTACCAACGGCACCGGATTTAACGCAGACCCGTATACGTTGTGCGATTTATGGGCAATGCGAATTAACTTTTCGGTTTGGTCTGCACAAGCAGTAGCGACAATCCAAACGGCATCGGAACAAAATTGCCAAGAATGCTACGTTTCGCAATATTATCCGGAGTCGCCATGCTTCCGCCTTAACGTTTCGTCTATTGACGAAGTGCAATATTGCAAGGCGTCCGGGCAATCACCAACGGGAACGTATGAAAATTGCGTCGGATTGCCGCATGAGTTTTGCGGTATTGATCCTTTATCGTGCGACGATTGCCCAAACACTCCGCCATTTATTGGCATTACCATTACCGATATAACCGTGGCATGATCGAATGCGACCATTGGACAGCGTGCAACGTTAACGGCGGCGGGTGCTGCGGTGCCGGGCACTACGGCGGCCGCCCGTCCTTTGGAGTCTGCAAGCAATGCCCGCACCGCGTTGTATCCGGCGTGCGAACGGAAATGGCTATAGGGGAAACGCAGCGCTTCGGAGCAGCAAGCCTTGCAGCGGCTTACGCTGCCGCGGAACTTAGGCACGCTACGCAGGGTCCAGCGTCCGACGCAGATTTCGAAGCCCGTAAAGCGCTTTGCCTGGCGTGCGATGCGCGCGCGCTGGAACTGCAAGGTAAAGCCGACGCCGGCGGGCTTGGGTTCTGTACGAAATGCGGTTGCGGAGCCGGGCCGCGCGCGGCGCTTTCCGTGAAACTAACCATTGCCGGCGCAGCGTGCCCGCTGAAAAAGTGGGGCCAGGTTGACGGGACTGGCGCCACCATTGGCGCAGCGGCCGAAGCGGCTATCGGTTTCTTGGGCACGCTGGCGCACCAGGCGAAAGCAAAACTAGGCAAAAACGCCGAGTAAAACGGGGCTTGACAGCGGCGCGGGTTTAGGCAACAATTGCCCCCGCAACCGATGGAAGACCGCGCAAGTTTAATTTCAGGCACTACAGGTACCGCCGGCGTTCGAAACGCGCGGCGTATCGGTTGCAGCGTCGGCGGTACCTGCCGTGCCGGAGGTTTGGCTATGAAGAATGACGCAACGCACGCCGTATCCCTAGCGCTTGGGATTCTCATGGACCCGCAAAGTAAGCAGCAGCAGAAGCGCCGCGCGGCTATCGCAATTCAACGCGTGGTTTTCAAGGCTAACGATGGGCTTATGCAAGCCGCGGAAATCCTTGCATCGGTGGCAATGGGAGAAGTTGGTCCGAGCATTCAGCGCGAAGCGAACGCCTGGTTGGTAGGGGGTGAAAATTGAGCAGCGAAACGCAAGACTTCGGGAAGATTGCGGAAGATTGCGCGCTGGCCGTCCAGTCTTGGGACGCAGACGGGTACACGCGCGAAGCGGTAACTATTCGTTTGGCAATGCAGCAGCGTCTTGGGCTTATGGTTTCCCTGCTGCAAGAGCAGCGCACGCAGACGGGCCGCGCGGTAAATAGCGTGGACGTGCTGGCGGTGGCTAATCGCATCCTCCGAATTGAGGAGCGGCAACCGTTGGTTATTACAGGGCAAGGAACTAGCCGGAAGGAATACTACGAGGAAGATTTAGCCGGCAAGCCCGCCGGCGGTCTATCCGCCTGGTATCGCCGGCGCTTTTTGGGGGATCGAAAGTAATGAGTAGTGCAACATTCAATTTGCTTCGCGGATTGTCTGCCGCTGAGTACCACGCTAGCACGGCGTTGGGTTCTAGCGTCCTTCGCAACGTTCTTCGGGCTACGCCAGCGCACGCGCTAGCCGCTATGGAGGAAGAATCCAACCAGGCGCAGCAGTTAGGTACCGCAATTCACGCCGCAATTTTGGAGCCGACTATCTTTTCGGGGTTGGTTGCTATTGCGCCCGAGGTGGATAAGCGCACCAAGGAAGGTAAAGCCCGTTGGGAATCGTTCCTAGAAACCACGGACGGCCGCACCGTGATTACAGCGGAACAGGGCGAAACGCTGGCGCGCGTAATG